CTTAATCGGTTTCTTCGTTGCATAGTCTAAAGTGAAATCTTCAATCTTATATGTGGTGATATCTTCCATTGACCAGACTTTAACAATTGCATCTTTTCCCATCATCTCTTCAACAACAGTCAATGATGTTAAATAATAACGGCCGTTGCTTGCTCTAGTATATTCCCAATTGGTAATATTCTCTGGAGTATAAATTGATATATATGGTCGGATATCTTGATTTAATTCTTCCGCTCTTGTTTTTGCATTAGATTGAGGTTTATCTACAATCAACCAACAAGTGCCATAAACAGAGGCATTGACCTGTGCTTCTCTAATAAGATTGTTATAATTTCTTCCGTCAAAATCAGCATCCATCATAAACGCTTCTAATTGCGGATCGCCTGTCAATGATCCAAAATTTCTTGTGGGCGGAACTCTAAATAAGAATGAAGAATAAATCTGAACAACGTTTCTGCAATGATTATCAAGCGGAGTAAATTCCGCTCTCTTCATATATTCTTCTTCCGTCTCTAAAATGTATCTATTGAGGAAATATCCATTCTCATAATCCTGTCCGCCTAGATAAGACCTTACGTGAAAATTCCAATCATTGACTTTCATGTCATAATCGGGGTGCTTATCTACTAAAAACTCTCTTGTATAATTTGCCATTAACTAAATCTCTGTGGTGCCGAAGGAGTAAAGGATCTTCTCACAGGATATAAATACTCTATAAAATAACCAAGAGCATCATTTGTGTGATCGTAATTATTATCCTTGTCGGGTATCACCGTATTTTCCTTGTATATTTGTCTCTCTAATGCTTTTACCACGTTTTTGCAGTTATTTGCAATAAATAATGTTCTCTTCCCATTTGTGTTTTTTAATTTTGTATTCACTGCGTTGATCCTATCTCTTACAAGAGGATGTGCGTTTCTTACTCTTAAATTAAATCCTGCATTTTTCAAGATCGCTAAATCAGTCACGCCACCCGCAGATGTCTTTCTTTGCTTAGAAGCAGGATCGGGGTAAATAAATATATGCTTTTCTTTATAGCGACTTTTAATTTCTTGCACCATTTCGTCAGTATTTGAAGAATAAATTATAATCTCATCATAGATATAAATATTATCGCCTTTAATCTCAGCGACAACAGATGTCATGGGATCTATATTGAAGTCCATGCCGATATGTATTTCCGCAGTCTCGGGAATATATTTATCAAGGACATTCTCTCTTCTATCAAAATTATAATATATCTGGCCTGCATAATTAACGAATCCTGCCATATATTCCTGTTGGAATGTTCTTTCATCTAAATCTGCTTTCGCTTGCTCTATTTCATTCGCTGATACTTGCCCGCCTTCTAATGTGGTGAATTGAAATGATTCCCAATTCTTGTCCTCTTTCTCTTTGGTAAATAGATTGTAAGACCACGATCCATATCCTCTCGGAGTTCCGCAGAACAACGCTGACCCATTTCTGTCCGACAGTGTGGGGCGAAGCACCTCATACCATGCGTGTTCTTTTATGTCTGCAAACTCATCCATAACCAAGAAATCCAAACCAACACCCCTTAATGAATTTTCATTATCTGCACCTCTAAGAGATATTTCGCTTCCATTCCTTAAGGTAATTTTTAAATCACTATGATTCGTCTTGCTGATCCACTTATGCTTCATCAATCTTTCCACTAATTCATTCCAAACAATGTCTTTAGCCATGCGGTAAGTGGGAGCAACGTACCAACATTTGCGGTTGGGATATCTGCTGAATTTAGCTAACTCTTGAATACAAAGAAATGTTTTTCCAAACCGACGCCCTGTAATTAATACTCGGAATCTTGCTTCGCTTTCTATTATCTGCCTTTGAGGTTTGGAAAGAGGCACTAATCAACCGACCATGCTAGCGGTTCATTGCTATCTGTTGCCATTCCGCCATCAGATTGACCTAACATTTGTTTACCAAGCCAGATGGCCATAGTAGAATTACCGCTCTCGGCAATCTTCCATTGAATCTGTCTTAAACGCATTTTTCCCATGCTTCTACCTTTTGTGAGAAATTCCGAATAACTCTTTTCAATAAGATCCGCACTGCATCCATAAAAGTCTGCGATTTCTTTATTTGTGCATCCATAAGACGCCAATTTAGTGACTTCATCCCCCTTGATATCATATACTTTTGGTCTAGCCATTTTTTACCCTCTTTTCTTGCGTAGAGTGTACGCATTTCCCTTATATCAATAATACTCACAATAAATCAAGTGAAGATTGGAGCGGTTGGATCGGAGTCGCACCGTCTTTCAAATACATTGTATTCGCCTATGCTCTAGCAACCGCATTTCCTTTATACATTGAGGCACCCATTTCTTTGATTTTTTCAAAAGGCATAATGGGAACTGTCAATCTTTCTTTAGCATTTTGATTAAGAAAGTAAATATATCTTAATTGATATCCTTCTAATCTTTTGCTTCCCGTAAAATCTCTTTTAGACGTACCATGCTTGGCCACAATCTCACCATTGGGCAATCTATGAATCGTAGAATTTTTATTGATTCCAATTAATTTAAAACCGCTTGCTCTATAAATTGTGCCGTCTCCACATTGCGTGCCGTCTGAAAAGGATAAAACCCATTCTATATTTGGATAATTTTTTTTGATTAATCGCATAGCTACGCCGATTGCTCTGCTTTCACTATTTCTTGGAAGCACCTCATCAAATGCCATTCTATTTAATTCCAACATATCATTCCATTTCGTATCTTTTACAAGAGGAAGAACTTTTCTTTTATCAATAGGATTTCCGAATTGCATTGCTCCATGAAGAACTCCATCTAAAAACACTCCAAGATGAAGGACAGAATTTTGAACAACCTTTCCCGAATAATGAATTCTTTTGACTATTTCGTTTGCTTTTTGAGATGTTATAGGTTTGACGATTATATCTTTAGCTGACTTTGTCATTGAATAACTTGCATATTTCTGTGATTGCATTCCCGTTTCTATTATCATTAACGGAATCGTCAATATTCTGCTTTTTAATATATTCTAATGCTTCTTGAACAATGGGAACTTGACTTTCATGAAGAGTAAACGTCATTTGCTGATAAGGTTCTTTTTCACCCGATTTTAAATCGGGCAATTCTGCTTCCGCATCTTTTTCATAAGTGATTATGTTTTCTAATTCTTCGGGAGTGAATCCTGTTAATTCTAAATCGTAATTCACATCTAATAAATCCGCAAATTCTTTATGAAGCAATTTATATTCCCAATCAGAATACTCATTCGTTTTATTATCTGCTATTCTATACGCTTTTGCTTTTTCTGGAGGTAAGTCGGCTATAACTACCGGAACGGTATCCAAATTTAATAACTTGCTTGCTTCAAACCTTCCATGACCAACAATGATTGTTCCCGCTCTATCCACGACAATAGGTTGCTGAAATCCAAATTCTTTAATGGATTGTGCTACTTTCTGGATATCATATTTCTTTCTTGGATTCTTTTCGTAAGGTTTAATATCCGATAATGGTCTTTGATAGATTTGCATTAATGAACTGTGGGTGTTTTATGTAATTCCATTCCTAACATTTGCATTGCTAATTCCAAACTATGCTCTGCCTCTTCTTTAGAAGGAAACATTCCAAAATTAACATATGCGGTAAATGTGCCGTCATCATTTTCTACGATCATATAACTTTGTGGTTGCGACATATCAGATTTGTTTTTTTGATACTTCAAACTTAGTTTTTAATACTTAGATTGCAAGAATGAATGTTTACCATATTACTAACAAATCTATCAGTTTTTTTCTTAACTTGTTCAAGTTTGATAATGATCCTCAAGGCATTGACAAATTTGTAGAAGTTGAATTTAAACCGCAAGATCGTGAATGGGCAAAATTGCATTTTATGTCCCACCGCTCTTCGCAATAAATTCATCAAGTTCACGAATATATCCGACTGACCAAGAAAGGGGTTTAATCCCCTTTTTTCTCATTTCTATATCTGATTTGAATTTCCATTCTTTCATTTCTTTTTCCGATTTTTCTTTAACAGATATTCCTTGATTTAAAAATCCTTCAGCATTTAACCAAGTGCTAGGATGTTGAGCATATTGTTTATCTTTAAGAGCATTATAATATTTATTATACAAATCACTTAATTCCTTTGGTTTCTCTATCCATTCTTTCGGTAATTTAGCAAAATTCTTCTTTGCCTGCCCTTTAGAGATTTTATAACAAACATCTTCCCAGAAAGACTCAAAGTGATTTAGTATATTACTATTAGATATAGATTTAGACTTAGATATAGATATAGAGGCATTGCGTTCGCTATGCGAAGGCATTGCGTTCGTATCACCCCACCTAATTTCTGCTGATTTCTTTGCCTTTTCTGTCACTTCTACTGCTCTTAAATATTCTTCTCTTAATCGTTTTTGATAGTATTTTTCCCCATCATCAGTCCAATACAGATGTAATACTTTCTGTATTGCTTCTTTATTCGCATTTCTTGTAAGACTTGCGATAAATTCAATATCTTTAGGAAGATACCCTTCTCTTCCCCATGCGAAGAAAATTAATCTAAAATAAATCCCTAATTCCTCATCTGATAAGAAACTAGTATCTGAATTAAATGCGTCTATCCATAAGTTCATTTTCGGCATTTTACTCATTTTTTACCTCCGTTGTAGCACGATATACATTGAAAACTGTTATCATAAGAACATCTGATTGACATGAATTTAGTGTATTTTCTCAGACAAGTGATGCACTGCACAATTTTCTTTTCTTTCTTTGAAACAAACCCCCTTGATTTGCCCATTAATTTAAGGTCTTACCCTCTTTCTCAAATAACGCTTGAAATTTATTCATCATTTCAATTGCTTCTTTCTTCTCTAAGAATAGGGGTGCGTAAAAAATTACAAAATCATAAATTTCTACGTGATTTGATCTAATCTCTTTTTCGACAAATAACTTATAAAGAACATTCATAATTTCATAAACTCGCTTTTTATCTTTTT